CGCTTGCTTTGCAATCAAGTAAACGTGTTTCTGTGGAAGGTAATAAAGAGCGTTGGCTATCTCCATTACTCTGCGCGACAACTCCCCATAGGCTTTACGTCCGTCTTTGTTTTCGCCTAGATACTTCGTCAGGTAGATTTCAGATACCTGCGAAATTGAATCAATAGCGACAGTATCGAAGTTCTTTGCTTCTGCCGACGTAAATAGCCATTGCCAAAACTCTTCCAGCTTAGGCACTGTGTATGCTTCCCATGTGGGCACTAATGAATTGCGCATAGACAGCATGCCGGGTTCTGCTGCACACAGTACAGGACGTGGCGCAGTATTGGTTAACGGTGTTTTGCTTGTGCCCGGACTACCGTATAGGATTGACTTAACGCCAAACCGTTGCGCTAATTGCGACGCGGGACGTAGCTGCGAAATGTTCATTTTGACAATTCTGCTAGACGTTCACGCAGTACAGAATTTTCTTTGAAAATATGCTCTAGCTGAATACTCTTTCTTTCGAGTATGCTCATGTATTCGGCAACTTGTGCTCTAACTCGTGATAAGTGGTTTGCGTTGACTCCCATATCTTGTTCATCGATTGCTTCTATAATTGCCTCGCGCAATGACTGTAATAGATGTCGGCCAGTGAACGACAGAGGGATTTCACCTTTCGTTGACGACGTATAGATTTCTTGTTTCATATATCACCTATAAAAATTAGTAGACTACTTCGTTTGAGCCTAGCGGTCTACCGGCGCGGCTTGCACTTACCGGGCTGTCACATGCTCTAGCCTTTTGGACGTGGCGCTTGGCAGACGTGCGCCGGCTAGAGGGTTCGGCGGGCAAGTAACTCAATACAACAACAGAATAACAGCGGAAAGGTACAAACCTCCTGCTATCCAATGCATTAACCGAACTACAAAAGGAAATGCAATTTCTTCTTCTCTAATACCTTCGTAATATTCAGGTAACGTCTTGTCGGCATGCTGTTTTGAAAACACAACCGGATAAATAACTTCCGCTGTGACAGTAAACAGCATGCCGATTAATAGCAGGATGTAAGACGTACTCACGTTGACGGTTTCCTAGAATTGCGAACAATGCCGAATGCGGCAGGACGGTTGGCCACCGTTAAAATAGTTAGCGTCCATGCGGTAATCAAAGGCAGAGGAAGTATTAAAATCACCTGAATAATCTGGTGAGGATGATCCATAAGTCGAATTGTAGTTACTATGAGTTGTTCCATAGACTGAAATGGTACCACCAAAAGACCGGTCAATTTGCTGTTGATAGCTGCCTCGCGTCAACATATCCGATGTGTGATTAAAAGCGTTTACAAAGCCACCGATGGCATTTCCAATGCTTTCCCATGTATTAGGCATGTAACGCTGCATTAGCATTGACGCGCCGGTTCCGGCACTGTATCCAGCGGCCCACGATGCCGACAACCAACCAGCGGTATACATCGCCGTTTCAGCCATCGCCGCGCCGACGCCCAAGCTGCCGACGGGAGCGGTACGATACTCTAAATAGACTTCTGTTAACGTCATATCCAACGTCGGCGAACCGTTGATGATTGTGCCTTTCGGTACGCTTTGCGTCAACGTAGTGGGTCGATTGAACGCAGAAGATAATCGCGTCATTTGTGCATTGTCAATGCGGTTGCTGAGTACGGTTACTAGTTGATGCTGATTACCGTTTGACGCTGCACCATATAGTAATACAAGGTCAGCTAACTCTATGTCTGACAATCGACTGATAACGTTATTAACGCCGGGTCGTTCTAAGTTTTCATGAATACGATCTAAAAATAACTCATGATGTTTCATTGACTGTTGCTGTGGTATATAGCGAGTTGATGCGTTCGCCGTTACTGCCAGCAAAGCAGCTAGAACAATAAAAATAAATTGCATGTGACATTCTCCTAGTTGATTTACGCCTTCTCTAGCACTTTCAATGCCAGCAATGCTAGCAAGTGTGCTTCGTCCATCTCTTTTAGTTTTCCGTTTGCAATGTGCTGGTTAATGATGCGTTTAGCATGACGTAAATAAATACGTGCATCCTCACGTTTTTCTGTAGTAGGTAATGTTTTTGCTTTGCGTGCATGATAATTGGCTTCAGCTTCTGCCGTTCTTATTGCACGTTTTGTTGCCATCGTCAGTTTACGTTTAGCAATGGTGGCGGCACTCTGTTTGCGACCGGCTAAAGGATGTTTTTTATCGTGACCGTTTGACTGCGACTTATCCATTTATCCTTACCTCTTTTTTATGTTCCTTACGAATGAATTGTTTTAGCTTCGTGTCGCTAATGAATTCGCGCATGGTTTCGCCGGACAATGAAAGCTTGCGCCGTCGTTCGATACGTCGCGAAGGATCTTTTTTATCCCAATAACGATAGCGTGCACGGCAAGCGCCGCAGTCGTCTTCCTTCGTACTGGAAATACGGATGCAATTCTCATAGACGCATTTCTTGCCGTTCATGCTCTCACCCCTTTTGGTGGCACGATATCTAATGTCGGCGCGCCTTCGCTAGTGATGATTACCGCGTCGATGATAGTTTTAAGCGGTGCGGCCAGAAGGTTGTATTCCGTCAGGGAAAGGTCAGGTTGCCATTTCACCAGACGTTCGGCAATGAGTACGCCATTAGGGTCAGCTTTTTCAATTAACGTTAGCGCGTTATCAATGCGCGCTTTATCAAGTTTGCCTTCCGCGTTGTGAACAAATCCGTAATTGAGTTTCTTAACGGACTTCAATTCATATCCATTGTGCAATGGAATACGTTCAGTTCCTTTAAGTTTGGTTGCGTCAAATGCGAAATGCACAATTTGCTTACGCAAATCCATTTCCTCAACTTTAGCCCTTTCTACTTCTTTTTTGGCTTCGTCCCATTTGACTAATAGGTAGTCGCGATAGAACACTTTTTCATCTGTTGAAAGCGGTTGTTTCCATTCTATTGCGCTTTCAATGCGACGCGCTTCTGCTTCGTATGCGTCGCTGCCAATCTGTAATACGCTCATTGTCTACCCTCTGTGAGTGAATCAGCCTATCCCAAACGGGTTTGGTATTACCCTGACCGCCAGTGACCTAGGACTATCGCTCTCGCGACTGGGATAGGCCGGGGCGGGAGACTGCGCCTAGCGGCTTTTGCTTGTCAACAACATTTTGTATTTGCCTTTTATGGCTTTCGTTGTTAGCTTCCAGCGCATGAGCGCACAGCCAAACCCTTTCCCGTCGCCCCCGGTAGTCATCCTGCCCACATTAGAGGAAGTGCGAAAGTTAGTTTTGAATCGGCCGCGTTCCTTATCGTTAATTAATCTTGCAAAAAATACTAATACAACGGTGCCTTGGATATCTACATGTTTATTGTCTGGTAAAATTCCGAATCCTTCGTATCCTAGAGTAGCGAGGATATATACTTATTTAATCGCTATTAAGAATAGCGCTTGACGTGGATAAATACGATAACATTCCGCTTGAACTGCGGAGTTATAACAGTTGGTGCGTTTGGCGCTATGAAGATACCGAAGCTAAAAAACCTACTAAGGTTCCATATGATCCCCGAAGCGGCATTAAGTGCGACATTACTAATGTGTCGTCAGGTTGTGCCTTTGCCGAAGCAATACTAGCAACAAGAGCTAACGGCAAATGGAGTGGTATTGGCTTTATAGTTTCAGAAATTAATCCCTATGGATTTATAGACATTGACTATACGGACGATTCTACCGCACTCGGCAAACAATTAGAAGTATACGAAAAATTTCAAAGCTATACCGAACGTTCGCCATCTGGTAAAGGTTGCCATATTCTTTTTAAAGGTAAGATACCAAGTGGACGGCGGCGCAAGTTTATTGAAATTTATTCTGACAATCGATACATGACGTTTACCGGCGATATTGTTCGCAACTTGCCGATTGTTGATTGCACCTTACAAGCAAACGAATTGTTTTTAGAACTAGGCGAAGGCAAACATGCTATTTCTTTCTATGGTGGATTAGAAGCACCTATATACACAGACGAAAGAGTTTTAGAAATTGCTTCGAGTGCAAGCAATGCAGAAAAATTTGATGATTTGTATTACAAAGGTGAATGGGAAAAGTATTATCAATCGCAGTCAGAAGCAGATTATGCATTGATTGATATTCTTGCGTTCTATAGTCAGAACAAACAGCAAGTACACAATTTATTTTTGAAATCAAAATTAGGGCAACGACAAAAAGCCAATAGATCGGATTACGTTGGTCCTATGCTCGCTAGATGCTTTGATCGAATGCCGCCACCAATAGACATTGATGGCGTTATTAACGAGTTCAATGCTGTTATTGCTGAAAAGAAGAAAGCGAAAACATTATCAGCTGTCATAGAAACACCATCAGCCTCGCCAGAATTGCCACCGGGATTGCTTGGCGAGATCGCGAAATATATTTATGCTGCAGCGCCTAGGCCGGTGCCTGAGATCGCACTCGCCGGGGCCATTGGTCTTATGGCGGGTATCTGTGGGCGCGCCTATAACGTATCAGGGACCGGCTTAAATCAATACGTCATCTTGCTAGCTAAAACCGGTACAGGTAAAGAAGCGATGGCAAGCGGCATTAATAAGTTGATAACTGCCGCTATTAAATTAGGTGTTAGGGACGCTGGAAAATTCATTGGACCGGGCACCATTTCATCTAGAGAAGCGTTGAATAAAGTATTAGTCAACACGCCTAGCATTCTTTGTATTGTGGGAGAATTTGGCATAGCCCTACACGAAATGTCACGTCGAGACGCCGCACCGCATAAGGCTTTATTACTGCAAATCTACTTAGACTTGTACAATAAAAGCGGGCGCGGCGATGTATTGAATTGGATGGCTTACAGTGAACGTGCAAAAACAATTGATCCGGTAATCAGTCCAGCATTTAGTTTACTTGGCGAATCAACGCCGGAAACCTTTTTAGAATCATTAGATGAAATGGCAATTAAAGGAGGATTGGTGCCACGTCTCTTTGTCATGGAATACCTAGGGCCAAGAGTTGCTTTAAATGAAAACATCAATGCTATTCCATCAACAAAGTTGATACACGAATTCGGTTCCTTATGTGCGCACAGTTTACAGCTTAATGATTATAACAATTCAATTGATGTGCAATTCACAAGCGATGCTTCAAATGTTTTCAGCAAATTTAATACGTTTTGCGATAGTCAGATTAACAGTTCAGAAAATAGTTTTGTGCGTGAGTTTTGGAGTCGCGCTTATATGAAGGCGATGAAGTTAGCTTCATTGTGGGCAGTCGGTCTTAATTACATTTTACCTATAATTGAAATCGACTCTGCTCATTGGGCGACGAATATGATACACACAGAGGTTAAAAGTTTATTAGGTCGTTTTGATACTGGCGCTTTTGGAGCGAATAGAGAAGAAATAAAACAATCCGAAAGAGTTGTTGAAGTTATGCGTAATTGGATTGTGAAACCTTGGGACGAATGCGAGGGACAAGCAGACGGCAAAGGTAATAGAGAAATGCATAACGCTAAAGTCATTCCAAAAGTTTACATACAAAAAAATACATCTGCTTATGCTGCTTTTAGAAATGATAAAATGGGAGCAAGCTTTGCTTTGAAACGTGCATTGGGAGTGTTATTAGATAATGGCCAAATTCAGAAATTACCGCCATCTGATTTAGCAAATAAATTCGGCGCTCGTGGTGAAGCGTTCATAATTACAAATATGAAAACTTTCAATTTATAAATGTCATAACGTAGTGACATAACGTAGTGACATAACGTAGTGACATAAGAAAACGCCGCTTAGGGGATCTAACCTAGCGGCGTTTCGTGATGCCTGCCCGCGCGTCGGCTGCATCGGGTAACGTTTCACGCGGACCGGGTTCACCGGGGTTACCATCGGATAGCTGAGAAGCTAACTGCATTATGTCAACGTACGCAGCAGGTGTCAAGTTCCGCGTTTCGCTTTACTGTAGCGCGCCGCGCCGTGGCAGGTGCCTAGGTTGACGTGACAACAGAACCAACTGCCGGCGAGTGCCGCCGCGCGGACTTCAGGTGTCAACGCGGCTTTATCGCTGGCGTGTTTACTAGTCCATGGGCACGCGGCGCAGGGTAGCCCGCTACTTGTGGGTTGCTTCTTCATGATCGCGCCTTAGTCGGTTCCTCAATGAGTACAAGCGTTCGCATGGCGCGCGTGGCGGCAACGTTGCAGAGATTGCGCTCCTGCTGCAGCTGCCATTCCTGACGCGCGTACGGCGAGGGACACTTGCTGCTATTCAGCCAGTAAACACGCGGTGACTCTAAACCTTTCGCTTTATGGATCGTGGCCAAGACAACCTGATTGTAACCGTTGTCGAATAGCGAGCGGATGATTTCGCACAGTGCAGGTATTGTGCGCTCGGTTTCGTCTAAGCCTTCAATTAGGCACATAATCGCGTCGAATTTATCGCGAATCGCTTCCGCCTTCGTTTCCTGCTTTTTGGCAATTGCCTTTTCCGCTTCACGATTAGCCCACACTTCAAGCTTCGTTTCGAGTGCGCTAATACCTTTCGCCTTCATGCGCTCAATCAGCGTGATAAGTGTATCGCCAATTTCCTTGCCCATGATGCGGACCGGGACGCGCGCTTTCAACAGTTTGAACGCCAGTGATATAAGCGGCTTTGTGGTGCGACAAACAACCAAGTCATTCGCCGCAAAGTTCGCCGTTGTCCATTCGGTATTGAGTGAGATCACTTCGCCCGCCGGGGCATTTGGTGCCGCTTCAATCGGCGAACCGAATTGACGCGCATATTCTACTATCGATGTGGCGCAACGGTACGAAACTGTCAGGGGCAACGTCACACACTGAAACTCTGTCGCCAGTAGCTTCAGGCTGTCGCTGTCTGCGCCGCGAAAACCGTAGATCGCCTGCGCTGCATCGCCAACGCCGTAAAAGCGGCTGGTTGGCTTCATGATCTTACGCAGAATCGCGCGCTGTATTGCATTGGTGTCCTGCATTTCATCGCCGAAAACATGGTCATATTTTTCCAGTGTCAAACCCTCTTTCACCGCTAGATAGAGCAAGTCGTCAAAGTCAACCATTGGCGATTCGTTCGACGTTGCCAGCAACTTGCGCGCGTACATTACAGCGGTTTCAACTGACGCTTCTTCGGTCTGCAGTTCTAATTCATGCTTGTCAATCAAGTCATACCATTCCGATTCAACGTCAGGAACAAGGCAACCGACGCCGTTGTTACGCGCGAGGCTGACCAGCTTGCAGATAAACGCGCCGTAGGCTCGCACGTCATCATCGCCAAGGTTCGCGTCAACGATTAAACGCAGCTTGTCTTGTGTGACTTGCTTCTGCTTTTTGAACTGCATTACCGTGCGGAACGTCAGGCTGTGAAACGTCTTGGCGTTGACACCGCGCGATGACAGCTCAACTTGGATGGACTTATTGAATGCGAGGAAGATTGACGTTCCGAAGGTGCGGCGCATTGCTTCTACAATCGTGGTTGTCTTGCCTGAGCCTGCGACTGCTTCGATAATGCAATTGCCAGCGCCATCGGTGACGAATGTAAACACGTTGTTCTGATACGGTGACCATTCTTTTACAACTGCTTTCATTTCTTTAATTCCGTTCGGTTGGTAAGTGCATTTAGAATACATCTTATAACGACGTTGTGCAACTATTCTTTAGGTATTGCGTCACAAATAAATCCATTTATCGCAGGAATGGAAACAACCATCAATCCAATCGTATTGCATTTCCCGACATAATGTAATAACTTCAATTGTTATACAATTTAACATAACGTGCAGGTTCCCTTAGAAAAATGGGGAATCGCGACGGCGCGACTTCGTTCTGCCCTAGATCGGTGGCGGGTTTCGATACCGCCATTTCCTAACGCTAACGCTGCGTTCCGATCTATTGACGCTATTAAAGCATGTTGTCTTGCATTTTGCAATCAATTAATCGTCTTTCGCAATTTGCCGCGAAAACGTCGCCACGCTTCTCAGCACTATGCACATATGGCTCAAATCCGCCAGTGCGACGCCATGCACGATAATCAGCCAGCGACGCCGTTGCATCAACTAAACGCAAATCACTAATCTGCTGATCTAGACGTATCAAGCATTCAAGTGGATCCATATTCTAAACTCCTGTGGTTGAGTGTGGGCATTTAATAACCGTTTGCTTCTGCCCATGTGCGAATCTGTTCAAGCGTGCCATTGTCAATCTTGTGCTCGGTTGAACGCTCGTGGTTCTCAAGTACACCAGTTGCATCGGCACATTCCAGCGACGCGCTAAAATCCTTGTAACTGATGAAACAATCGCTTTCCTGTTCATCGGGCGTTTCAAGTTTGCGCACTTCAAGGTTCACTTCGTACTTGCCAAACTTCTTTGTCCAATAAGCCATTGTCGTTTACTCCCGGTGCGTTTCGATTCAGTAACTATAGATTACGGCATATAACGACGGAAGTAAAGCGTTATTTAGTGATCTTAATCACATTTCTACACTTACGGCAATTAACTTTCTTTTTGTCATATGTGATGTTAATCATCCATCCTTTTGCCGTAATAGCCTCGTTATCTGATTCGTCACTGAACACACCATGACCAAACCGAAATGGCGCGGCTATAATGCCGCATGCTGTCTTATTTCGGTCTTTCAAGTAATAGTGTGTAACAACCGTCATGTTCAATCCATCCTTGAATCAGAATAGCAGTTGATGCCAGCGGCGCACAGGGTTTGACACATTGCGCCCGCGTGAGCCTGCTTGCGTTCCATGCACTGACCGTATCGGAAATCGCTAATCGAGACGCGCACACCGCCCTCATAGGACGACTTGCGACCGAAGCCGGATGCCAGCAGCCATTTCGCGAAGCGGCTATTAGCGGGCTTGATAATGAGCCAAGCAAAACCACAAACGCCGTTCATGACGTACTGTGGTGAACCATTAACAGGAGTGCCGGTGAGAATATCGACGGACTGAATGAGATAGTCTTTAACCATGACGTTTGCAGCGGCTTCGCGTCCGGCCTTTTCAGCGTTTGCCCACAATTTAGCAAAGTCAGAAACAGGCGATGTTTTGGTGATTGAGATTGACATTTGAATGTGACTCCAATTGCTTTAAAGCGTTTCAAGTTCGCCGATCATTTCGACAGTTACCATGTATTGCGTTGGCGCGCTATCCGCTTTGTTCTGACGACGACGCGCGTAAAAGTCGCGAATGCCAACGATAGAATTGATGCAGACGATTGTAGGATACGACAGATATTTATCACTAAGTTTATTGAGCATGGAAATGGCGTTGCCTTCGCAACAATCGTCAATGAACAAGCGTTTGCCGGTTTTGGTTGACGTGAGTATGACGTAATTCTGAGTATTCCCATTGCTATCGCGTTTGGACGTGATTGTGTTGAGGATAAAACGGACTGCCGGGTTGGTTGAGGATGTCATGATGAAATGTGCTCCGTCGTGTTTAAGTACGTTACGTTGTAAATGCTTTTTCGGCCGTTGTCAATAGAACTTTAGGATATTTTGAACTTATAAATGACGTTTGATGTATTTATTTCTGCGATATAACAAAATATAACAAAATATAATGGCAATATAATGGCTAAGTTGTTGATTTCATTGATAATATAATAATATAATGGTTTTTGGGAAAAAAGCCTAATATTGACGTCATTAACGCTATGTGACGTCACTTATAAACGTCATTAATAAATACATACCTCTGTTCTCCTACTATTATATTATTATATTTATTATATTATTATAGATAAGAGAGAAGAATCAAGCACTTAGCAATATAATCCGACCTAATATTAATATACTTTAGGAAAATCAATGATTTGGGGCTATTACTGACGTTTTGTGACGTTCATCACACAACTAACACTTTACTTCTCGCTGTTATAAGCCGATACTTAATTCACTGGAACGGAAACACGAGAGGAAACGATCATGAACAAGTTAGTAGAAGTCGCAGCGGAGTTGATCCCAAACCGTTACGTGGCAAACCGCATCGCGATTGAACACTGTGGGCACGATGGCGCTTACACCTTCGCTTACGTCGTGCATAACAAGCATAACGTCTGGTTGATCATTACGGTGGACGGCAGGACGCTGGCGCATTCAAAACGCAAAGCCGCTATTATGTCGGCCGCTAAGATTGTTTCGCCTTATAGCTATGTGGTGCACAAGTCATGAATAAGTTAAACATCAAACAAGTTCGCAACACTATGAAGTGTCTCGCCGAGGGTTGCCGTGATCGGCAGACGGGCGAGATCAATTACACCATGTTGGCTGAGTCAGCAGCTTGTGAACTTAACCTCTATGTCGGCGATGATATTCCTGATGAAGTGTTTGAACTTGCCCTAGAGTATAAATGAACGTCATGAATAAATACATAACGCGGTGCCCGCTCGAATGGCTTGCGGTCGCGGCCGGGGTCGCAACCTTTCTCCTGATGTTGACATAACGCACGGCAATGCGACATAACGTCATCTTATGTTAAATCGCCGTTATAAAAAGAATTTAAAATAAAGCTTTACTTCTGACGTGATGTGCCGCTATACTATGTACTCAGTAAACGAATCGGAGAAAGTTACATGACGATTAAATCCCCAAAAGTGTTTGATGCTGCTGTAGCGGCGCTTGCAACTCACAATGTTGTCACGAATGATAAGGGCCAGCTGCGCAGCGTCGAAGGTCCGCAGGCGATTGAAGCCTATCGGATCAAGGTGCTAATTAGCGGCTTGAAGCTGGAAATGTCAGGCATGCGCGTCTCGCGCGGCGTTAATTGCCTGAAGCTGGCCAAACAATTGACCGGGCTTAAGACGAATGACAGAGAAAGACAGATTTATAGGTTACAGCATATTTTTAACAACGCACTGTCAAAGGTGCTTATTGTAGAGAAGGGGGAAGGGGAATGAGTAGGCGTTATGTGTGTCATTTGCATGGCGACGCATGCCAACGTAATCCAGCTTGTGATATGGAACGATCAAAATACAAAAGTGATCCTATATGGAGTACACATGATCCTTTTAAAGTGACGTGTAATCGCTGTAAGAAAACGGCCAAGTTTGATGAAGCAATGAAACAACCTCTTGACAAGTGACGGCGCATGCTGTTATATTCAAGACTCTATCTGACGTAAAGTTAACATAATGCGGAGTTAACATAATGTGCAAACCTATTTACCGATGGAGTTATGGCTTAGAGCTGTGGATTAGTCGCTGGCGTCCTAACGGTCAATGGCCGTCGTTCGTTGGTGACAATTACATGGAATACGACAAGGGGAATCGGCCATGAAGCTTGAACAGTACGTTAAACTACGTGACAAGCTGACGCGCGCAGAGGATAAGCTATTGAGGGCTACCCGTGCATGGGATAAGGCACGCGCGGCTTGTCGACGTGCTGAGAAAGCGTTAGACAAGGATTTCAATCGACGTAGCGAGATTGGCGGTAGCCATGACATACGCGACATGATGCAGGAACCGATTAGCGAACCTATTAATCTCATGATACTGGATGATGACATTAGCGAATTGGCTGATAGACGTAGTAAGCGACAGGTTGTTAGTTGTTTAGAATGTCAATCTATGCCTTGCTGTTGTTTGTAGTTTAAGGTGTGACTTAGAGTATAATCTATGAACCGCGATCAATGGGAACTCTGGAAGATTCGCAACGGCGTTGTATGGGATTGGTTGACTACGCCTATCATCCTGCTATTGATCGCTGTTATATATGTGTATCGCATTTATCTTAGAGGATGTCTCCTGTTTGGTTTGAAGCCATGTATTAAGCCTTTCGATTTGTGACGCAGTTCCTAAAGATGTATTGACGTATGCCGTTATAGGTAGTATATTACAGGCAGGTATTGAAACAACGGAGTGACACGAGATGGCAAACGCACAGAAAGCAATCGCACTGGTGATGAAACAGTCAATCGATGAATTGAAGCACTTGGTTATCGATTACCGTCGCAAAGATGCCGCGCATGAGCGCATGATAGGTGAACTCAAGACATTGCTTGAGAACGAAGACACTGATAAAGCGCTTGACATTGTGCGCAACGAATTTAACGCCATTCATGGACCGAGCAATTAACATGCATCTATATGTCGCATATCAACCGCGCGGCTGTTGCCTAGTTAACACTTGGCTATTTTGGTTCAAGTGTGCTCGCTGGTATGTAAAGCTTCGCATTCATGGATTTGAAATCGGTGCTGGCTTAGGAAACAATTAATGAACAACTATCATATAGAAACGCAGCATGTATCAGCTGGTGACGTTGAATGGACAGCACGAATTGTGCCGGCATGGCGTTCCGATTACGTTGGTACAGGTAGAACAGAGGGAATTGCTATTATAGACTTATTTGCCAACATGTTTAATTATGTAACTATTGTCGATAGTGTTAAGGAAAAATCATGAACAACGTGATCGACTTCATAGCAGCGCGAAAACGTCTTGACGACATGATCTATCATGATGTACAATTAGACAGCGTGGTCGAAACGGTCGTAACCCCGCGTGCCACCATGATTGAGCGCATTATGTTAACTCTCGATCAAGAGCAAATCGGCGAATTATTGACTGTGACGCTTGAGGAAATGAAATGACGGTACCAACACATCGCCTAGCGTCGTATAGTTGTCCGAAGTGTGGCAAGGTCATGGACGCGGCCACGAGTGCGATTAATGACGCTGCGCCGCCTAGAGCTGGTGACATATCGATATGTCTGTATTGTCGCAACGTCGCAGAGTTCACAGCGGATCTAAAGTTGCGTACGTTAACAGATTCAGATATAGCAAAGCTTAAACCCGAACATCGTGCTATCATTGCATTGACACAAATTCAATTAGAGGAACTACCATGAGCAACAAAAGTAAACATATTGACGCGCCGATTATTAAATGCGCGTATAAGGATTGTACGAAGCTAATAACAAATGAGTATGGTCAACCCGGTGTTAGTATCTCACGCTTCGATAATAACACGCTGATATGTTCGCACTGTGGCGCGCGCGAGGCGTTCAATGCTGTTCTTGAATCCATGTTGGTGAAAACATCATGAGTTGGTGGACATGGCTTAACCTCACCCTTTCCACAACGGCGCTTGTGTTAGCGTTTGTTGCGCTAGTGCGGAGTAAACGTAAATGATGAAAGAACAAGCGCAACGTATTGCTCGTGTTATTGTCAATTCTATTCTTGACAAAGGAATATCTAAATCGACATGGCGCGAGCAGCATCAAGCGGCGTTTGTTGATTTGCTAACATACCGAGAGGATATGATATCCGAAGCTGCTAATATCTTGAAACGTTTAGAGGTGGTGAAGTGATAGAGGATAGCGTCAATCCCTTTGAGGACGACTATGATCCATTTGAGGATTGCGAGCCATGACGCCAGCACAACGTATAGCGGCTCAACAGATGTATATTACGTTGAAAAACATGCCTTGCACTTGCGAGCACAACGTTCTATATGCTGATATGAAAATACCTCAATTCGTGACGAAAAAGTGCGGCCCTTGTCGCGTTACTGAATTGTGGGAACTCGCTAACCATGATGCAACAATTGTATTTCAAACTTTATTTTGTCCTGATTGTAAGTGTCGATTGCCTGAACATGAAACAGGATGTCAGCATAAATTGTGAGAACGATATGAATATTGATATGCTCGTTTTGAAATGGACTGCCATGGGAATGCGCAAAGAAGGTATAGGCGAGTACATAGAGAAACGCGAGGTTGATCGTCTGTTAGCAGACGAATTTATGCGCGGCTATGACGCTGGTATTAAAGCTGGCATTGAACAAGCAGAAGGTGAAAACAAATGACTTCATTCACTCACGAATTTCTTGTCATGCATGGTTTGACGACAGACAATGCCAACGAATTTTGCGTAGCGTTCAACCTGAAAGACTATGCTACACTTCCCGGCGGTGAATTAGCTGTAGTCAATGTCTTCAAGCTGGCGCATGTATTGCCAGAAGCACAGAACATGCTAATGGCGTCCATGCACAATTACCAAATGGTGTGCCGTAATCAAATTGGCTTGAAACACCTGTTGAATGAAATCAATCATGCTGTGTTGACAGGCCATATCAATCAGAAGTTCTATAAAGAGCTGTCGAGCAAGCTAGAACAGTTGATGGACTTGAATAGCATGACCATGCGCATAACGTTGGAAGGTCAGCAGAACGTTGCCAAGGATATGCAATTGAATAGCGGTCCGGTGTTAGTACCAAAAGAGAAAAGCAATGGCACGTGAATCAATTCGACCGTGGTGCGCTGTTATGGGCTGTTATAAAAAAGCAGAATCAAATGGTCTATGTAAAAAGCATGGACAAACTGTTAGCGGCAACAATAAATCTAAACATCCTGATGACGGCATTTATCCGGTATGGAAACCGAACGAGCCGCAGAAAGCAATGGCGTTGTCTATTGTGAAAAAGATTGAACGAACGTTTGAATTGAAACAGGAGGCAATTCAATTACTCGATTTGATTAATGCGGAGTGGCAATCCGATCCAATGTCTGTACAATGCTTTGACAGTCGCATAGTTGAACGCACTGACAAACTTTTGAAAGAACTTAAAGAAATGGGAGAATTTTTAAAATGATGCGTGGTCCCGACAATGCAAATAAACTAGCGTCACTCATGACTAAACGTGAAGCGATAGCAGCGCAGTTATTTGCAGCTATCATTTCTAATAATGGAGGTGTAGATAACACCGACTATTGGCAACGCTTCGCCGTTAAACAGGCAAATGAACTATTGGCCATTATAGCTCAGGATGAAAGATGATGTATTATATAGAACTTTGGCGATACATTCTTGCCGGCATTGGTACTTGTGGCGTAGTCGCGTTATTCATGATTCGTCATCATTACAAGAGTCGTCGCAAGCGTGACAAAGAATTAGGCACATGGAGCAGAACTCGTGGCTATGACAAATAACGGTCTATCGAAGTTAACTGAAGAAGCTGGCGAGATGCTTCAAATTGTGGGCAAGCTGTTGCAGTATCCGAAATTGCAACTGACGACCGATGATCGTTTATTGCATCCTGACGGAAGTAACTTGCGTCATCGCTTGCAAGAGGAAATGGCCGACGTAATAGCGGCAATGGAATTTGTATCGAACAAATTGCAACTTGATACCGAAGCTATTGACAAGCGCGCTTGCGAAAAAGTAGAAAGGTTTCGTCAATGGGACGCAGGACACGACATAGAGGTATAACGTGCTAACTGTATTTAAATATCCGATTCAACCGAATGTTGATAAGAACTTTCGTTTTCCGCTTGGTTTTAAACCTTTGCGCGTTGGTATGCAGAAACTGCAGCTGTGTTTATGGATATTGATTGACGAAGAAGAGAAACGGTCGCAGACTGTTAGGCTATGTGTTGTGCGAACTGGCGGCATGGTGCCATCGGGTATGGATCACGTCGGCTCATGTCATGACGGTGTGCATATGGCGCATGTATTTATTGGCAAAGAGAAAGCGCCGACGTAAATTGTGACGTACGTCACTTAAGTTATTGGCGATAGCGTCGATAATGAAGCTATGAACATTCAAGTGAAAACGACTTTGTGTCCCTTTTGCGGCAAAACGTACAACGCGCTGTTAGGTTCGCATTGGCGCGTATGTGAAGCGCAGATAGCGCACAGTAACGCGCAACGTGAAGCGTTGGCCGAAGCGCCGGTGCCGATTCGGTCGCGATCATGAGCCAGACACCTGCCCAAATCGCTGCCTGCCTGCACAGGGTGCCGCAGGTGCCGTTTTCTGCCTACGCCCTTGCTACCGCACTGGCAGGTGATTTGCGCCTTGCTGTGCCTCTCCCATTGCCACAGGGTAAAATCTGGCCTAAGCATTTATAGGTGACGTTATGGACTTACGTTATCGAATTCGCCGACGCATCGGCATAATCTTATTGGGCGGCGATAAAGCAGTTGAACAACTTGCTTTGAAGGTCTATAAGCGATTAGACGAAATTGATCCTGACTCTAAGGATGTGTTAGGAGATTTGTTTCGTTTGGTCGATAAAGTCAAAGACGAAAAAAACAGGTAACATTATGAAGCTAAACCCTTATGTCAAGATGAATATTACGGATTTGATTGCAAATGCGCATTATGTCGCTAGGAGTTTGAAAGACGCTGGCGATAGTGCGAACTTGCAAGGCAAGCATGGATTAGCGGTGCAGTTGTGGCAGGGATCGGATGTCATCGTTGCATTGTTGCCGTTGCATCAAGAAATCGAAAGCACGTCACGTTTCAATCAAGCGGCGGTAACGTCGTTACAAAAGAAGTTTGACGAATTGAATAAAAGAGGGTAATATAACCGCTCCTATAACTAGAGGAGCAAATGACATGAAGAATTGGTTTAAGCCACGCAAAGGTGAATCACTAGCCCAAGCAATGCGACGTGTGTCGCGCAGGCGAAACGGATGAAAGCTATATACGTTGGTCGCAGAGTAACGACTAAACAAAAATTCGCTTATACATGGAAGTTTGAAGGCGAAGACACGGAACGTTTATATTCCAAACAACTAGCGCCGTCTGTCATTGGCGAGTGCTGGACGTTTGTTGCAGATAAAGAAGGTCGAATTATTTTAGGCGGAACAAGCAAACCCGTTCGCGGTGAAATGCACACTGATGCCAAAGACATAACAAAATGGGAAGCTGAAACTGTTGCCGGTGAGGCGCGAATGGCAGAGTTTAAAAGCAAGAAAATACTAGAAAGTCGTCAGTCGCAATTTGATATGGCCGTTAGACCGCTCAAGATGATGCTAGACTCATTGCACTTTCATGACGATAGAGCCTATTTTGTGCAGCGTGTTTTAGCAGAACTTTGGAGAAGGTAATGAGTCGTCTTTATACAAAGCTTGAAGGCTTTACAGATTTCATTGAAGATATAATGCCTATTATATTTTTCTTTGCCTTGATTGTTGTTAATTATTTCTTGTGGAGTCGGCTATGATTATCATTGACGACAACGTAAAGTTACCAAAGGAGAAAGAGCCGCTTTACATGAAGCGCGCCCGCAAGGTATTCAATGAATATGCCAATGCGTATCAGCTAGTGTATATTCGTCGCCCGACTGAATGGAGTTACGATAACAGCACCGGTTTCTTGCGAATTAGCGACGCCGGGCATGATAACATTGGCTTTACACTCAGACGTATGCGCAAGATTACAAAGCAACTGTATGACAGGATGAAACAATGACGTTCAAAGATAAAAATACGGTTGTTGTCAAGGTCGATAAGGAAACGTTGTCGATTACTCATATCTGCGACGGCGAGGAAGTCATTACCGGCGGTGATGACGGGCAGACATATGTCGCAACGTTTGCCCACAGGTGGACCGCTAACGTTTTCATTGCATTGGTCAAGCATTCACCCTTGGTTATTTACGGGGAACACGAATGAATCCACAATCTGAAAAATTCATATATGAGTTACGCCGGCTATGTCAAAGCTATGGCATAGCGTTGGCTGTGACGGAACCGCATCGGGACAAGAGCGAAGCGCCGCCATTAGGTGATATTGTATTGTGGAAATTGCAGAAAGGCGAGAAGGAACTCTATTGCAATCACATTGAAGACAGAATAGAAGGTTAGCTATGACGCCCGAACAATTGGCCAAGAGTGGTACTGAGCATGGCGAACAAATGGCGTTGTTTGCATGGTGTAATGTCGCTAGAAATTATGGTTTCAATGTTGCTAATCGATGGGCACAAGGCGAAGGTTTAGAAGCGGCAAAAACTAGTTTCACTGTTATAACAGCTGTACCTGTATTGAAATGGATTTACGCAATACCTAATGCGGGCGCGAGAGGTAATAAGGTAGCGGCCGGACAACTCAAAGCAGAAGGTTTAAAAAGCGGCATAGCCGATATCTGTTTGCCAGTGTCTAAAATGCTTTGGCCAGATAAAAAAGAATACAATGAAACGCAATATTGTGGCTTATATATCGAATTGAAGCGCAAGGATGGGAAACCGTCTGACGTGTCAGACAATCAAAAAGAATTTGGTAATTTTGTCATCAATCAGGGTTATCATTGGGTGACATGTTACGGTTGGATGCAAGCCCGTGACGCTATTGTAGCTTACTTATCGTGAAAACCTGTTACGCTGATCTGGCTACTCGTTCCATTGTCGATCTGACAGACGACGGCGACCGGCTAATCATTAACCGCATCAATGTGCCGATAGAGCATCGTGGTAAAGGTCACGCGCGCACACTCATGGCCAAGGTGCTGCGCGACGCTGACGAATCAGGGAAGGTTCTAGCATTGCATGTTGCTCCTAGTGGCGGGTTGTCCTACTCACAGCTGACACGTTGGTACAAGCGGTTAGGCTTCGTCGAAGAAAAAACGTTATATCTAGTACGCTATCCTAACTGCCAATGTCGGCCATGAATTGCCAGCGGTGTGAAATTGCACGGGCTAAGGTAATAGCTCGCACTATGATACTTGTGGGCAAGTCACTTGATGAAATTGCGATGTACTTAACAAATCTGTATCACGTCACTTATTTTGTTGACAAAGACATTATATATCGTTCTAATAACCCTGTGAACCGTATTATCTACTCCCGCAGCAACCGCCGATAAGTCGAAACGCACGGCAAGAAGGGAGCTAACGCTGCAAGGCGATTGAATCGAAACCGGGACTGTAGGTCGATTCTTTTTTAATTAGATGTTGACATTGACGGTTTAGACGATACAATTTGAGTTGCTTAGTTTATTCATTTCACACATAGAGGATTTTCAAACATGGCTAAGAAGAAGTCTTATGATTCTGCTGCAATGACTTTGCTCGCGACGATTATCACGGCCAATCGGGATAATCAGTTTCCTTACACGTCTGCGATTGATCGCGCCGCACTCGAAGCTGATAAGTTGGTCGAAGCCAACGCACAGTTTCCGGATGGTGCGGGCCGTTTCATGACGCGGGCCACCCCAAAAGGTATTGAATTCATGAACAAGGCAAATGCAACCGCACAGTCGCCATCTGAATCGCAGACAATTGGCGCGGGTGACGTTGGTAGTGTTCCTAGTGGTGCGATCCCCGGCAACGGTGGACGCCCGGAATACCTGATTGAAAATGACGTGCCAATGCCGGCCATTGTTGGTCGCGGTCGTACGGGCAGCACGTATCCGTTTGATCAGCTGGAAATTGGCCAGTCTTTCAAGGTGAACAAGCCGGCAAAGAACTTGGCGTCAACGATTTCCAGTGCGAACAAGCGTTACGCCGAGGATATCCCCGGTGCAATGCGTCAGACGCGCAAGGGCGTCGAAGTGCAGGCAACGCGACAGGTTCGTCAGTTCGTGGTGCGCACGGTTGAGGGCGGTTCGCGTATCTGGCGCGTGCAACCTAGCGCGAATTGAGGTAAGATCCTCGCGCCGCTGAATCTAGCGGGTTGCGATAGTCGAGAAGCCCGGTAGGGAAACTTACCGGGCTTTTTTGCGTTTGTCATAATGCAAGCGTATGGTGCCGATCCCATGCCGAGCACCAAACCAACTTCTAGTGTTGCTGCATACATTGCCGCTAACGATCCGTCGTTATTGACAACTCAACAGTTACAACGAGAGATAGAACATTTAGAAAAGTTATTGACGCAACGAATTGAAGCGGTTGATAGAGCGGTTGTTGTTGCGCATGATAATTTAGTTCGTGTTCCGACTGATGTTGATAAAGCAGTTGGTCATTTAAAAGATGTTATTTTTGAAAGGTTTTTGACAGATGGTATTAAATTTGAATCTATACAACAACAGATTAAGGAACGCGATATAAAAGTTGCTGAGACTGCACGCGATACGAAAGTAGCTGTTGATGCGGCTTTATCGGCACAGAAGGAATTGGCGAGTAAACAGACAGAAACATTTCAACAGTCGATAGCGAAATCAGAAGCAGCAACTGCAAAACAAATAGATCAACAATCGGTATTGCTTGGTACGACTAACGTCGCGTTGATTGGCAAGATTGAAGACGTTAAAGAACGCTTGACACGACTCGAAGGTCAGGAGAAAGGATCTAAAAATGTAATGGCAATGGTATTTTCAATAGTTGCTGCTATAGGAACTCTCATTGCTATTGCAATAGCGTTAAGTAATTTGAATGCTAGAATGAATTGAAATGAACGTTGTCCCGTGGTGGAAAAGTTTGTGGAAATTATGGAGCGTTAAAATCGCTGCATTTGGAATACTTGTTAGTGGTTTCTTTTCGACGTTTCCCGACATTGTAACGCAAGCTTGGGTTTATTTGCCGGATAACTTGCGAGTTTTAATTCCACAACAATATACGCAGATCATAACTGCGGTGATTTTCTTTTCATCCATCATTGCGAAATTTATACCGCAACCTAAATTGCAAGTTCAAGTAGACGCAGCAAAGGAAGCGGCAGAAGTTAAAGAGGTATTACGTTCATGAGCACTTTATTTGCATTGGTAATTGGTTTTGCCGGTGGCGTTGTCGTTACAGTAACAGTACCTGCTTTTTATAAATGGGCTGTTGCTAAATGGGCGAAAAACTCATGAAAACAATTATTGCCCTATTGCTGTTAGGCTTTGCCTTTACAGCACATTCGCAAACTTTAGTTTATTCCTGTACCGATAGTGGTGCCGATGGTCGCATACTTGAAAGCGATACGATAGGTTGGCCGAATTGTCAGACGGCGGATTATCGTGCACCATCTAAGTCGTTAGTTGTTGCAACCAATGGTGGTGCACATCCATTTTACTGGCGTCTCGCGTCTAAAGTTACTAGTGATAGGATTTGGACGCAGACAGGGACTGTCGGTGATTGGTTGGCTGTTAATGCAATTGATTGGGGCACCACAACGCCTGTTCCTCCCGGCGGTGCGTCGCCTTGTGGTGGCGTCATTGAAGCGACTAAGATTTGTTTGAGTTGGATTGCGCCAACGCAGAATACTGATGGTACTGCACTAACAAATCTGAAAAGTTTTCAAGTACATTCCGGTACGTCGGCAAATACGTTGTCATTGATGACGACAATAACTGATAAGACTAAAACAACGTTTCTAATTACTGGCGTTTCGCCCGGTACTTATTTTTATGGTTTGAAAGCTGTAAATAGTGCCGATGTGCTGAGTGCTATGTCGAATGTTGTTTCAGTTAAGAAAGTCGCTGATCCGACGCCTGATTGCAGCACTAAACCGAAACCGGCTGATAAGACGCAATCGCAAACGTGTCCGTCAGGCACTACAGGAAGTTGGCAGAAAGTTGCAACGTATAGCGCGGTAGCGTATCCAACCTGCTGGTTGCTTGGCCCTTACTTGCCTGTCACAGCGCCGGCTGGTGCCTGTGTATCGATCCCGGTAGAACCTCCTAGCGGCTTGCGTACGGTCGGTGGTGACGTGTTTGAACCGTCACCTGACTATAACGCCGCTATTGTCGCTGGTGTGCCGAGCAAGTTTAGTTGGAAGCTTGGCAGCAAGGTTGGAACGATTAAAGCAAACGTCTTGTGCACGTCAACGTATCGAGTTGGCGTAACAGCGTTTTATCGCGTTCCAGCGACTTTGGTAACTTGGACAGGTGCCAAGAAAACTTATGTCGTCGCATCTTGCAAACTCTAATAACGGTTGGAATTACGACCAAGGTCGTTTTTTCACCAATGAGGAAATTGACGGCGATATATTTGTATCGCCTGAATTAATGAAACAGATTCGTGAAAATATAATGTGCCCTCTTGTTAAAGTTATACCGTTGACTAAACAAGAGTGCATGCAACGAAAGAAGTTAAAAATAAACCCGACGCATAGTAAAGGTAATCATAAAGGTAATTGGGCGCATTACGGACTTTAATTTATGTGCAAGTTTTTGAGGAATTTATTTATGGCAAAAGATCATGGCGATGATAATCGTGATGATAAGGAATTGAATGTCAATCTCCGCTGTGACATTCATTTTCATCAGGTTGCAGGCGAAGCAACTCCAGAAATGGAAGCTGCTATTGCAGCTATTGAAGCAAAGGTGAAAGAATTGAATCGAAAGATTCATAGGCGGACGAAAGCGTAATTACTTTTTAGGAGTTAAGCGAATCATGGCAACACAAGCTGAATTGGTAGGTCGGGTTAATACCCTGAACGATAAGCTGACGAAGGTCGGTACAGAAATTGACGGACTGCAGACGACGACTGATGAACTGAAAGTAACAGTGCAGGAACTGCGTGACGTTATTGCCGCTGGTGGCGACGTAACGCCGGAAGTGGAAGCAGCTGTTGCGGCTGTAGAAGCGAAGGCGCAGGAACTGGATGAAAAGATTCCAGACGCACCGCAGCCTGAGCCGGTCTGAACCGACTACAGGGTAATAGCAACCTGCCCTGTTGTTAGGTCGGTGCGCTTTTCGCAATATTCTCCTGCGGGAAGCGCACCGTTTTAAGATGACGTTACGTGAACAACGATGTTTATTTACCCGGTTGACTTGTCAACTAGGCTTATGGATATTTGAGCAACCCGGATACGAAGTGGCATTTAACGAAGTCGTTAGAATGCCAATACAAGCAAAAGCAAATGCAGAAAATGGCGTTGGCATTGCTAATTCTTTACACTTAATTGGTTTAGCAGTCGATTTTCTTTTGTATATCGATGGCGACTATCAATACGAAAGTGAAGCTTATACAAAGATCGGTGAAAAATGGGAATCGATGCATGCGCTTTGCCGGTGGGGCGGACGCTTCGCTAAATCTGACGGCAATCACTTTTCAAGCGAACGTGATGGTGTGAGATGACTGCACTTTACGGATATTTGATTGCTGGCGTTACCATGATTGTGGGCATTATTGGCGTTTATTTACGAGGACGTAGTAAAGGCAAAGCGGCGGAAAAAGTAAAAGATGACGCACGTATAGCGGAAGCACAGAGGCAAGCCAATGCAAAAGTTACTATCGCTAATGATGTTACGACGGATATTAATAAGCTCGATGCTGCTGCTATTGATAAGCAGTTGCGCGACAAGTACACGAGAGATCATTGACACAAGGTGCCAAACGTCGAAAGAGATATTGATTAGCAAGGATGATGTTTTAACACCAGAAACTGCAAGACAGATTTTAATTCATAATGAAACTTATAGAGCCATTTGTCGCCGTTGACATGGATGAGCGCAAAAAGCGTTTTGCTGAGTTATTGCTTAAGAATCCATATGATGCATTTGGCGTCGCACTAGAAATATTTGGATCTGACACTAGCGGTGCATTACGTGCTTCGTATGAATGGATATCTGATCCGCTTGTAATTGAAACGCAAAAGCAGCTAAAAGAAGAAAGAGGCGAATTTGCATTCTTGCCCACAAAAGCCGATCTTGCGCGTGAAGCGCTGGAAAGTCATAGAACTTTAAAAAAGAATGATCCAGCTGCAGCGGCAAAGTATTTTGATATGCATTTAAAGATCATGGACTATTATCCGAAGGAAGCTGGTAATGTCGTTAACATTCAAAACAATGTAATGGTGGTGCCGGATCATGGCAGCGATAAAGATTGGGAGAAGAAAGCATTAGAGCAACAGAAACAATTGCGTGAAAAGGTTGTTTCAAGTGTCCGCAGTAGCTAAACAGGATTTAATTCATGTTGTATGGGAACCGCTACCGGGATCACAAACGATTGCGCTTGATAGCAGGTGCAATTCAACGTTATATCATGGTGCGAGGGGTGCCACTAAAACATTAACGCAGTTGATGCGTTATCGTCGCCGCGTTGGCATTGGCTATGGTGCATTTTGGCGAGGAATTATATTTGATCGTGAATTTAAAAACCTTTCTGATCTAGTAGCGCAATCGGAACGGTTTTTTACGAAATTTGGCGACGGCGCAAAGTTTCTTTCTAGCGCACAAGAATACAAATGGGTTTGGCCGACTGGCGAAGAGTTGATGTTCCGCCATGTCAAACGCATTAGCGATTATGAAGGTTTTCACGGTTGGTCTATACCGTTTTTAGGATGGAATGAGTTAACGAAGTTTCCGACAGGTGACTTGTATTTTAAAATGATGTCGATTAATCGTTCATCGTTTTTGCCGTTGATAGATAGTCCTGATCCGAAACATCCGTTACCAGAAATTCCGCTTGAAGTATTTAGCACGACGAATCCTAGCGGCGTTGGTCGAAATTGGGTTAAGCGAAATTTAGTTGATGGTTCGGAACCGGGTGAAGTTGTTCGCAAGGTTTATGAAGTCTTTAATCCGCGAACGCAAAAGGATGAAAAGGTCACTAAGACACATGTACATATATTTGGTAGCTGGCGTGAAAATACATTCTTGTCGCCTGAATATATTGCAGAGTTGGAGTCTATTACTGATCCTAATTTGCGGCGCGCTTGGTTATATGGCGATTGGAATGTCACAGCTGGCGGCGCGATTGATGATTTGTGGGACGATAATGTTCATATTTTACCTGCGGATTTTTCCATTCCTAGGAACTGGCGAATTGATCGCGGTTTCGATTGGGGATCTACAGAACCGTTTCAAGTGGCGTGGTATGCCGAAGCTAATGGTGAAGAAGTAACGATGCCTGATGGCAGTATTTTTTGTCCGGTAGCGGGTTCGTTAATTCAAGTAGCAGAATGGTATGGCTCGCGCGATATCGGTACTAATAAAGGTTTGAAGTTGTCGCCAACAGTTATTGCAGAAGGTATACGTGAACGTGAAATCAATTTTTTGCGCTTAGGAATATTCAAGACGCAACCGAAAGCAGGGCCGGCGGATAATCAGATTCGTAACGTCAATGATGTGAGTGTTGAAACAATTGAAGCCAAGATGCGTGCAAAAGGTATTGGCTGGACTGAATCGGATAAGTCACCGGGTTCTAATGCAATGGGTTTGCAAGTGTTGCGAGATCGACTAGAAGCTGCGTTGCGCCGCGAAGGCAAAGCATTTTATGTGACGCGCCGCTGTCCTGCTACAATTGAATTACTTCCGCCGATACCGCGTGACGAAGAGAAGCCGGACGAAGTTGATCGTAATTATGAAAAGCACGTATTTGACGTTATTAAATACCGATTGTTAGCTGGTAACAATTCGCTAGTGACTTCCATAGATTTAAGTTTTGTGTAGGTGAAACAGTATGGTCGATTCATTTGTTACTGAACAGGGCACTGGCTTACAACCAACGTTGCCTAATACTGGCGTCGGTTTTATTCGCACTGAATTGACAGAACATTTTAGATCGTATGATCTAATTGCTGATTGTTTGAAAGGTTCAGAAGCGGTCAAAAGCAAATCGACTATTTATTTACCAAAACCTGATCCGGCAAACAACTCAGATGATAATAACGCGCGTTACACATCTTATGTGCAGCGTGCATTGTTCTACAATGTCACGCAACGTACGGCGCTTGGCCTGCAAGGTCAAATCTTTATACGTGCGCCGGTTATCGAAGTGCCAGCAGCGTTAGATAATGTCGTTACGAATAGCAGCGGTAGCGGCATAGGCGCGGAACAATTATCGCGTGATGCTGAATGGTATACCGGCTCTTTCGGTCGCTGCGGAATCTTTATTGACTATCCGCCAGTTAATCGTGCAGCGAGTAAAGCAGAATTGTCGAGTGGTAACGTTCAACCGACGATTACTGTTTACGGTCCGAAGAATGTAATCAACTGGCGCGAAAAAGTTGTCGGCTCTAAAAAGGTGTTGTGTCTAGTCGTCTTAGTTGAAACCTATACGGTGCAAGATGACGGATTTGAAACGCAGGACGCTGTATATTATCGCGAATTGCGTTTGAGTGATAACAATGTTTATAGCGTGCAACTGTGGCGCGCGAAAGATCCCAAAGGCACCGATTTTGAAAAGTTTGGTGACCCTTACTTTCCCAAGGATGGCGCAGGTAAAGCACTAGACTCTATTCCGTTTACGTTTATCGGTTCTAAGAATAACGAAGCATCGATAGATCCCGAACCGCTATTAGATTTGGCGAATATCAATATTGGTCACTATTGTAATAGTGCTGACTATGAAGAAATGATTTACGTAGTCGGTCAACCGATGTTATGTGTTAGCGGTCTCACTCAAGAATGGTACAACGCCGTTCTAAATAAAAAAGTGCCGTTTGGTTCGCGCATTGGTTTGCCGTTGCCTGTCGGCGCAAAAGCTGAAATGTTGCAGGTTGAACCGAATACGGCCGCTAAGGAAGGCATGGAAGCAAAAGAGCGGCAAATGGTCGCGTTAGGTGCCAAGATTGTTGAACAGAAGACAGTACAACGTACGGCAACAGAGGCTGGTATGGAAAATGCTGCAGAGGAATCTATTCTAGCAGCGGTCGCTAAAAACGTTTCAGCGGCGATGCAATGGGCGTTGGAATGGTGCGCAGTCTTTATGAACGTACCCGAAACCGGTATCAAGTTTGAACTTAATACTGATTTTGAATTGTCGCGTATGGGCGGCGAAGAAATTGCACTAGTCGTCAAGAGCTGGCAGGACGGCGCGTTGTCGTGGACGGAGATGCGCAGCATTCAACGTAAAGCCGGCCGCACGTCGCAGACAGACAAAGATGCCAAGGCAGAAATCGATAAGGACCAATCTAAGGCGATTGCAGACGCGGCTAAAGAAATCGGTGCGACGACCAAGGCGGTTGCCGATAACACGCCTCCGGTGCCTGTGGCATGAGCCTACGCGACGCGCAACGTCTGTTTGATATTGCCATTCGGCTGCAACTCTATGTAGAAGCGGTTAAGGCACATCACAGCGCGGAATTCAATGACGTTGCACAAAACGTCTATTTTGAATTTCGTAAGTTACTACAAAATGTCGATGCGAAGAGTTTGGATGCATTGACGAAAGCACAATTAACTGTGCTGGTAGCAACGTTGCGCGTTTCACAGCGAGAGGTTTATAGCAAGTACGTTGAAAAGATATTCAAACAGCTTAAAGATTTCATGCAAGCATCGTTGACAGTGAATCGTATTATTAATGTCTCTAGCTTTGTCGAATTAGAAGAAAATGAACCACATTTTATTCCAAGCGATAAGCAAGCATCTACTTTTATTGAAGCTGAAAACAAACAAAACAAATTCATTGCGCTTTTTGGCATAGCGGCCATTACACTAGGCTCGGATAAATTGTGGGCAAATATCCTTAGCGAACCTATAGCAGCCAACGGTACGTTGCTTAATCCTTTGGTCAAATCGTTTAGCGCTTCTGCACAATTATCAATGGAAAATATGATACGCAAAGGTTATTCAAATAGTTGGACCGTATCGAATACAATTGTTGAAGCTAAAAAGCAAATCGATAAAGTAACGAATCAAGCGGACGCAGTATTGTCGACAGTCATTCAACATGTTGAAGCGATTGTTGCCGCTAGCGTTCAATCGGCATTGTTTGGCCAATATCGTTGGATTAGCGTTATTGATGGTGGCACGACAGATATTTGTCGCGGTCGTAATCAGAAAATTTATAAACATGGTACTGGACCGTATCCGCCTGCCCACATGAGATGCAGAAGCACAATTATTCCTTATCGTGGTGGTGATGCTGAAATTACAGATACGTTTGCTAAATGGATTAAGCGACAGCCAGATAAGATGCAGAAGTTTGCATTCAATAAAGCAATTACAACGGAACAATTTAGGAACTCTGCTGAGACTATTATTGCAGGGTAAATTCACAGTCGCGCGGTGCGTGGCTTTTATAGCGGTGCTATCATGAAGCGTAAATTGAAGTTGACGAAAGAGGAATGGGAAAAGCTTGAAGACGAAGCTGCAAAAAGTTTGTATGTAGTCGATGGCGATGCTTATAAGATAGATATTGATGATGTTGAAATTGCTGCAGAGTTGCGACGCGCAAAGGATCGTGAACAAGCACGCGCTAACGAAGCTGAAAAGAAAGCAAAGGATTTGCAAGTACAATATGATGAATTGAAAGCATTGCCGCCCGGTGATAGGCATAAATCAGAGGATTTGACTAACATTGAAAAGAGTTGGTCAACTAAACTTGAAACAGCTAAGAAGGAATCTGATGCGACTATTGCGAAGTTGAAAACACAACTTGAAAAAGTAATGGTGCAAGGTGCAGTTGATGCAATGGCTGCTGAAATCTTTTTGAAGCCGCAACGCGACGCGCGTTTATTGGCGGAACGTGTATATATTGATTATGACGGCGATACGCCAATTGTTCGCGTGCGCGATAAGGATGGTAAGGCATCGGCGTTGACTCTGGCAGATTTAAAAAAGGAGACACTTGACAATAAGGAATTTGAGGATATTTTGATTGGTAGCAAAGCGTCCGGTTCCGGTGGGGCGGGCGGCAATCACGGGGGCGGTGCCTCTAAGAAAGCCAGCGAATACAGTGAGCAAGAGCGGGTTGCATTATTTAATAGCAATCCAACCAAGTTTCACGAAATGTTTCCTGTGCGCACTTCTTAGAGGAAAACCACAATGGCTGTTGTACGTCTCTCCGATGCTGTCGTTCCTACTGTGTATCGCAGTTATACGGCGCTAAATCTTCCTGAACTTACGCAATTCTTTGCATCTGGCATCATTGTACGCAATGAGCTATTTGACGGTATTGCGCGTGCTGGCGGCATAACAGGCACTATTCCGTTTTGGCTTGATCTTGATCCGACGATTCAAGAGAACCAGTCTAATGATGATCCGGCTGACTTTGCGACGCCGCAAAAGTTAGGTTCTAGCTTGATGCACTATCGGAAGTGCTTCGTTAACCAATCCTATTCTGCAATGGATTTGGTGTCGGAGTTGGCGGGTTCTAGTCCTATGCAGCGTATTCGCAATCGGTTTGGTGTTTATTGGCAGCGTCGCGACCAACGTCGTTTGATTGCTACGGTTAACGGCATTTATGCCGATAATCTGGCGAATGATGCTGGCGACATGATTGTAAACATTTCTGCAGTTGGTGACGGTATCTTTACTGCTGAGTCGTCAATTGATGCAGAGTTCACAATGGGCGACGCTGCAGGTAGTTTCGTTACCATTGCCGTTCATTCGCAGATTTTGGCGCGAATGGAAAAAAATGACTTGATTGACGTTATTCCTGACAGTCAGGGATTTCCAGTTAAGTTTTATCGCGGTAAACGTGTTGTTGTTGACGACAACATGCCTAAGACGGGTTCTGGTATCAATACGATTTATACGTCAGTATTTTTTGGTGCCGGTGCATTTGGTTTTGGTGGTATTGAAGGTCACGAATTTGCGTTAGGCGAAGGTGTACCCGAAACGCCGGTATGGGTTGAACGTGTTGAGCAAGCCGGTCATGGCGGCGGCATGGAATCTATCGGTGAACGCCGAACGCTGATTTTACATCCGTTTGGTTTTGATTGGGTAGAAGCGGGTGCAGCGATTACAGAATTCAGTCCGACTAACGCTGATCTGGCGTTGGCCGCGCATTGGAATCGAGTAGTTGCGCGTAAACAGGTGCCGATGGCATTTCTGCTTTCAAAAGCGTAACAAATAAGTTGTTGATGCTCTTTCGCCGGTTTATTCGTGAGAATTTCCGGCGAAAGATGTTAAGCAAGTATTTAACTTAGGAGTTGCGAAAATGAAAGGTGCACCACGTACATTAGCTCGTGCGGCGTCAACGGCAAGTAAAGCCGGCGTCGCAAAACAAATGCCTGTTCAAGCTGTTGCTGCTGCGGCTGACGTAGCAGCGCTGAAAGTGCAGTTTGACGCACTATTAGCAAAACTAAAGACAGCTGGTTTAATGGCGTCTGCATAACAGCAGAACGTCATGAAATTTCCAAAATTCCCGTTTTACTTACGGCCTAAAGGCGTTCCTGCTGCTAGCGGTGGCGGCGAGGGCGGCGCTGTTACGTCAGTTAATGGCGGAACAGGCGATGTCGTTATTACGCCAGCTAATATTGGTGCGATTAGCGACGCGGTGTTAGCAGCGGCTTTGCTTTTGAAAGCGGATGCTGCTGCAACTACTGCAGCGCTTGCTTTAAAAGCGACGCTCTTATCTCCGACATTTACCGGCACACCGTTAGCGCCAACTGCTGCCGGTGCTACTAATAACACGCAATTAGCGACTACTGCTTTTGTCAAAGCGGCTATTGACGCATTGATTGGTGGCGCTCCGGGCGCACTTGATACGTTGAATGAATTGGCGTTGTCACTCGCTAGCGATGCTTCGTTTGCGGCCACGATGGTAACAGCGCTAGCTACTAAGCAGAATGTAACGCCTGCTTCTACTTGGGCGTTGCGTGGAGTTGGTTCAACGGTTGGACAGTCTAAGCTTATTACGGATATTGGTGGCGCTGCAGGTACATTGGTTAGGTGGGACGGAACGTATTGGCGTGTTACTGCACCAACTTATATTGTTTATGATTTGACGCTTCAAACAGGACCATCAAATACAACGGAAAATATTATAAAAACTGCAGTACTTCCAATTGGTATTTTGAGATTAGGTAGAAGCTTTAGAATACAGTGCCTATTTGCAAAGAATGGCGTTGCTACTGCTGCAACAACAAATCTTAGACTTGGAACTTTAGGAACTATTGTCGATCCGCTTTTGTTCACTTCTGCATTATTTGTAGCGTCTAATCGCACATTTGCAGTTGGCCCTTTCTTTGCTGTTACATCGGCGACACAAGTACGCATGTTAGGTCGTTCGGATGGTATTGCTGGATTTACTGGCGGTTTAAGTGCTACTCCCACGCCAGTAAATACAACAATTGAGGATATTGATGTAAATGCTTTAAGTTTAACGGCAAGTACACAAACTGGTAGCGGTGCAAATCTTGGTCAGGTTGCGCATTTGTTAGTTGAAATGTTGCCATGAAAGGGTTTGCAAGGAGTTTTGCAAACGCTGGTGCTACTCAATTTAAAGTCGGCGTTGCTAAACAGATGCCAGTGCAGTATCCGCAAGCGGCGGCAACTGTTTCGGATTTAAAAGCACAGTTTGATTTGTTATTAGTAAAGTTTAAAGATTCTGGTTTGATGGAGAATCTTGCGAATCCTTCAATGTTAAGACAACACATAAACACTCGCGGCGGTTTTGGAATACCGACAAGCCTTAGTTCTACAACGGGCGCATATAATTCCTTTAATCAGCGTATAGGTTTGCGTCTGACTGATTTTGCATCTGAAATTCAAGTTGCTTTGCAAAACATTACTTCTATCAATAATGGAAAGGTTGATGACGCTTTAGCTGACATTACGGTCGAATGCGCTTTAGAAGTTGGTTCTGTTATTGTGCCTGTATTTTGGAATGGTATTAGATCAAAAGTTTTAACGCCCGGACAATATGCTGTTTCTGATAAATGCATTGTGACGTTGCCACCGGGCGTCGGTGCATCTGTATTAAGAACGCACGGCCTTTGGTCATTGCCGCCCGCTAGCGGTTTGCCTTTTGCAAATGGCAGTCATACTAGTTCATTGGTCTATGACACGAATTCGCGAGGTACGAATCAACTCGATAATACATTGAATCCTGCTACGCCAACTGGTGTAACTATATTCGGCTCTATTTTTCCTGCAGCTGCAATTATTGGTTTGACGACGCCAGCAGCTGCCATTATAGCGTTAGGTGATAGTAATCGAGCATGGTCTGTTAGCGGTTTAGCTACTGCTGTAATGAGGCATATCAATTGCGGCTGTG